ATAAGAGTCAACCTATACGAGAAAGGAGATATTGAAGATTAAACTTGACATAGGATTTTATGTAACTATATTGCATACACGAAAGGATAACTTATGAATATAAACTTTGAACAAGATAAACAAGACTCATTAGCAAAAGTTAGTGAGGCTAAGTCTTTGTCTGAGCAAGTAATAAAATTACAAGCTATGGAAGCTGACTTAGCAGCAAGAGAAGATCAAATAAAAAAATTAAAAAAAGATATTGATTTAATTTCAGGTGAGGTCATTCCTACTATGATGCAGGAAATGAATTTGTCTACTTTAAAATTATCGGACGGATCTTCTGTTGAAGTTAAACCCGTTTATGGTGCCTCGATATCACCTGCAAAAAAGGAAGAGGCATATAACTGGCTTCGTAATAATGGCCTAGGCGATCTTATTAAAAATGAGGTCACCGTTTCCTTCGGTCGTAACGAAGATAACAAGGCAATTGCTTATGCAACCCTTGCACAAGGTCAAGGATATCAACCTGTCCAGAAGTTAAAGGTTGAACCTATGACACTTAAAGCTTTAGTCCGTGAGCGTCTTGAGTCTGGACAAGAGATGCCCACGGAACTATTTAATGTGTTCGCAGGAAACCGAACCAAAATAACCAAGAGGTAATAACGATGAGTAAAGAACCAATAAAGAAGGCGAATGGGTCATTGGCGATTAGTAACTTTGAAGCAGACGCAAATAAAGGAATGGGTAATCTAACACAAGATGATTTAGCATTACCATTTCTTAAAATACTTGGACAACTATCTCCGGAGGTAAACAAAAGAGATGGCAAGTATGTAGAGGGAGCACAACCTGGAATGATATTTAATTCAGTAACAGGTGATCTCTTTGATGGTGAACGAGGTGTGAATATTGTGCCTTGTCACTATAAGTTGGAGTATGTTGAATGGAGAGATAGAGGAAAGGATGGATCTGGAGCACCAGTGAATATCTATCCGTCTTCTTCAGACATCATGACTAAGACTACAAGAGGTGCGGATTTCAAAGATAGATTACAAAATGGTAATTATATCGAGAAGACCGCGCAGCACTTTGTAATAGTTTGTGGTGAAGTACCAACCACGGCTTTAATTGCTATGAAATCTACTCAATTAAAAATTAGTAGAAAATGGAATAGCATGATGCAAAGTATCAAACTCAAGGGTAAGAATGGTATGTTCACCCCAGCTTCTTTTAGTCACGAATACTTATTGAAAACTAATCAACAATCTAACGATAAAGGTAGTTGGTTTGGTTGGGAGATAAGTAAGGTGGGACCTATAGAGAATGCTGATCTTTATCAACAAGCAAAAAGTTTTGCTGAAAGCATCGGTAAAGGAGATGTGCAAGTAAAACATGGTGAAGAACAAACAGGTGAAGCATCACATTACTAGAATCCTAGGTAGTGGGCGTCTAAGCGAGAGTGGATACGCCCACTTTTATTTCGCATGGAAGAAAAATTTGTTAAAATTTTTGATGGATTAAAAAGAGATTATGGCTACGCAGAGATCAGTAACGGTTACAAAGATACAACCACAGGAAAGTTTAAAGTAAAACACGGTTGGGCAGGCAAACCTCTTTCTAATTCAGATTATGTAGACCACCTTAGTGGTCGAAAGTCTATAGGTATACAACCTTGTGACGACAATGGCATGGTTAATTTTGGTGCCATAGATATAGATTCAAAAGCATATCAAGATTTTAGTCCAAGAAAATATTTAGAGATAATTGAAAAAAATAATTTACCAGTAATTCCTGTTAGATCTAAAAGTGGTGGACTACATTTATACATTCATACAAAAGAAAAAGTCAAAGCTAGCTTTTTAAGAAATTTTTTAGACAAACTATTATATACATTAGAATTAAATCCAACAACTGAAATATACCCAAAGCAAACGGAACTTGGAACAGGGCCAGATGGTAGTTTTACAAACGGTAACTTTATAAACTTACCTTATTACAACAAGACAGAAAGAGTTGCTTTAAATTTAAATGGTCAAGAGTTTTCTTTTGATCAATACATTCAAGTTGTAGAGGCAAATTTAAAATCAGAAAAAGAATTAAATGAATTTATAGATGCGCACATAACTAAAATATTAATGGGTGGTGCTGAAGAATTTAATGATGGCCCTCCATGCCTACAAGCAATATCAAAAACAATTGATGACAGTAATAAATTACCAGATGAAAGAGATAGATTTTTATTTAATTACATGGTGTTTTGTAAAAAGAAATACCCAGACCTTTGGGAGAAAAGAGTTTTAGAGGGTGCAAGAAAATATATTTTATACGATGAAGAGTGGGGTGATAAAAAAGTTTTAGATAAAATAAAATCCTGGCGTAAACCAACCGCAGGACATCTTTGTGATCAAGACCCGATTAGAAATTTTTGTATTAAATCAGAGTGTGCCAAGAGACAGTTTGGATACATGTCAGACAAACAAAAGAAGTTTCCACAACTATCTGCTTTAATTAGAATTGATTATCAACCCGAACCAGAATTTAGATTTACAGTTCACTTCAATGACAAACAAGATGGAGAGATGAGTAAACAAGTAGTGGCAAGAGACATTAATTATTTAATGGATATGGAGAAATGTAGGAGATTGATAGGTGCACATACACCGATAGCACCACCTAGAATTAAACAGGATGAATTTCAAAACATAGTAGAAAAATTAAAAGAAACAGAGACAGTGCAGCCACCTCCAGCAGGGACGTCGCCAAAAGAAATACTACACAAATATTTAGAAGAACACATACACGGTGTTCCAGCGATTAGTGCAACATCATTTAGTAGTGGGTCCATATTAAAAGAAGAGGGCTTTGCATATTTTACCATGGAAGTATTTTTTAATTATTTAAAAAATAAAGAATGGAAGATGAAGTATGAAAAAACTGGTAGAATGTTGATAGAAGAATTCAAAGCTGAGTTAGGATATTTAAAAAGGTATCCTAAAAAAGATACAGATAAAAAATCACATAACCCAATTAGATGTATTAAAATTCCGATGTCCTTCTTTGAAAGAAATGAGGAAGAAGTGGAGATCATAGACATGAAAAATAAAGAGGACATACTTTGATAAAAAAATTTTATGGGCCACCAGGCACAGGTAAAACAGAAAAGTTAATAAGAAGAGCTTTGGCTTATGTGAGGTCCGGCACTGATATAAAAAACATTGGATACTTTGCATTTACAAAGAAAGCAGCCAACACTGCTAAAGAAAGAATGTTAAATAAAAATAGACAGTTTCAAAAGAAAGATCTTAAATACTTTCAAACACTACACTCTTTAGCTTTCCATACCTTAGGACTAAAAGAAGAGAATGTTATGCAAGATTATCATTACGATGACATAGGAAAAATTTTAAGTATAAGTGTGAAGGCAAAAAGAGATTTAGATTCGTCACCTTACTTAACCTGTGATAACGAATACTTTCAAATCATATTAAAATCTAGAGAAAAAAATATAAAAGTTTGGGATGAGTATTGCACGGCTGAATATAATAAGGACATAAACCCTGGTATATTAAAACATATAGCTGCTAATTATTTTAAATATAAAAAAAATAACGCTTTGATAGACTACACAGATATGATCCATCAATTTATTGAGAAGAAACATTTGTGTCCTAAGTTTGACGTGGTGTTCATAGATGAGGCACAAGACTTATCGCCAATACAGTGGATGATGTATGATATATTAAAAGCTAATACAAAAGATATGTATCTAGCGGGCGATGATGATCAGGCCATATATGCATGGGCAGGTGCAGATGTTGATAGGTTTATACAAGAGCCAGCCAAAGAAGTAGTATTAAAAAAATCAAGAAGAGTTCCAGTTAAAATTCAAGAGGTATCTAATATTGTAATTAGTCGTATCGAGGGACTAAGAGCAGATAAAGTATATCACCCAAAGAATGAAGAGGGTTCATCAATTAAAATTAATAACTTAGAAAATGTAGACTTATCAAAAGATAATTGGTTAATTTTAACCAGAACAATTAACAAATCTATAGAAATAGCAAAACAAATAAAACAAAAAGGTTTTTTATTTGAAAATAAATACATTAAAAATTTTAATACAAAGCTGCACAAAGCAGCGGTGTATTATTCTAGATGGACAGACGGTGAAGATTTAGAACAAATACAAAAAGAAGATGTAGAAGACTATATGTCAGAGGATAATTGGAATGAATTAGTCCCATGGTATGAAGCTTTTGATAAAGCAAACCTTGAAGATAAAAATTACATACGATTACTACTATCAAACAAAGAAAAATTAACAGAAGATCCAAGAATAAAAATATCTACCATACATGCAGCAAAAGGAGGAGAGTGTGAAAATGTAATATTAGTGTTGGATAACGCTAGGAAAATTAGAGAAGGTGTGTTAAAAAGTAGTAAAAAAAGAGATGAAGAACACAGAGTCTGGTATGTAGGTATAACCCGTAGTAAAAATAATTTATACTTAATGCGAGCAAAAATAGAAAGGCACGGTTATAATTTATGACACATAAAGATATATTTGAAGAAGCATTTCCACAGTTTACTCAGGTAGGAGGGAACCATTACACCAAGTTTCCTATCCAACCGTATGAGTTTATCTCTAAAAATAATCTTTCGTTTTTTCAAGGTAACGTTATTAAATACGTTTGTAGATATCAGCGTAAAGGAGGGGTGGAGGATCTTAAAAAAATTGTTCACTACTGTCAGCTAGAGATGTTAAAATTAAAAGATCAAAAAAAATGAAAGTACCTATATTTGAGGCACAAACAGAGTGGATAGAACCAGAAGAATATCCAGATCTAAGATCATATGATGAGATAGCAATTGACTTAGAGACTAGGGATCCAGAGTTAAAGACAAGAGGATCTGGTTCTGTTATAGGTTTAGGGGAGGTCGTAGGTATA